AGTCTAATTCTAATGCTCCTGTTAATGAAGCAGTAAATTCAAATGTAGTTCCAGCTGACCAGTCAATACTAACTGCTCCTGAAGTATCTGATTTTTCTACTTTAGCTGTATATCTATTTTCTAGCATTGCGAATTCAACAGCGTCATTTGCTATTGTAACTGCTCCTGCTGACATTGTTACGTCTCCACTAATTGATAGTGTACTACCGTCTCCTAAAAGACCATATAGTTCATTAAAGTTTGAATTTGTAGATTGCATCGCAGTTCTCAATGGGTCACCTGTCCCATCGTTTGCCGAACTTCCTACATTTATTGCTGTTTTTGCCATTTTATTTTATTTTAATATTGTGTTGCATCTGCTGTTAAAGTTGTGCTATCTGCACTAAATAATGTCGTATCTACTGTCAAGTATGAGCCGTCTGCATCAAAAGGATATATTATACCCCATCCATTAGCTTCATTAACGCTTCCAAACCAACTTACACTATATATTGACCCGAATGACATCTTTTATCTTTTTTAAATAACTACTTAATTTAATTTCGTTTTCTTTTTTAGGCTTATATGTATAAACCTTCTTTTTTATAATACCCATCCTGTAAAATTAACATCTCTCTCTGGATACATTCCTCCATCTTGACTACCAATATAATCAGGATAAAGGTCTAAATTATCATCCATGTAATCCATAAATCTTTTAGCATAAAAATCTGCTGTTTCTGTAGCATGTCTTGTTAATTTAGTAATCTCACTTTCTGATACAGATGTTGCATTTTCACTATTATGCTTATAAATCCCACCATTACTGATTTGATATGCAGCATAAGGTAAATATGTTGCCTGTGTGTACCAAATAAGCATAGGTTTTATATATGTATTTAATAATGTTTCATTTGCACTTGTTAATGTGCTATTTATTACTTGAGTTTGCAATGCATTGTAAAATCTTGTACCTAAATAATTCTGTATATGTGTATCTTGAGCAACTTCTACAAATTGTATTAGTTTATCAGTATCTACATTCCCATCTATGATGGATTTTCTTTTTAACTCTTGTAATGTAATAAATAATGCTTTCATTTTTTATAATTTGGATGATGTCCTCTATTTGCCATATCTCTTGGTGCAATTTCTACTTCTGCAGGGTTTTTAGGCTCTTTTAAGCCATCTTTTATTGCTTCTGCTTCACTAACAAGGTTCTTATCAGTAACTTTCTTTCTATATACCTTTAATTCCCAGTAATGATGACAATTTACACCGCCTTTATACTTAAATAATGAATAGTTTTGTCCTTTATGACCTAATTCTTTATTTACACCTCTAAAAGACATCATATTTATATCTTCTTTTCTAAATACAAGATTTTGACTTGTTAATAGCTCCATTTTTTGACAAAAACGTCTGCTATCTGCTGAATTTCTTACAGGACCATAAGAATATCTAACCTTATATGTTGAATTATCTTGTGATGACTCCTTATTAGGTTTAGCATCATCTTTTGATACTTCTGCAAGTTTAGTAAAGTCAAATTCTGCTTCTGTGTCTTCTACTTTTTCTGTATGTATAAGTTCCCAGTTGTCTTCATCTACTTTTTCACCTAATTCTTCTAATTGAGACAATAAATCATCTCCTTCTTCGTCATCAAAATCATTTTTCTCTTGTGATGATAACTTTTCACCTGTTTCTTCTTCTCTTTTAATCTTTGTTTCAATATTATCAAGTTCTGTAAACTCAATTGGTTGTAAAGTAACAAAGTAAAGATTAAGATTTATACCATTAAAGCCTAATAACTCATTAAAGGAGTTGATTAGTAGGGTTTGAAATGGTCTAATAACAATATTATCCATTAAAACAGATGCAGTTCTTAATTCTTCTGCATTATTTCCAAATCCAGTGTTATCTTTTATACCAAGTAGTATAGGAGAAACTACACCGTGACCAATCATTATCTTTTCTCTTGATTCTTTTGCTAAAAACTCATATTGAGCATGAGCATCTGGTAAATGTATTGGCTCTACTGTAGATTGTGCTTCACTATCTTCATTAAAACATAGAATAAATTTACCCGCATTAGAAGAACCACTAAACTTCTCATATATTTTAGACTCTATAAGCTGTTGAGATTCATCTGATGGAATACCATTGTTAAAGTTTAACAGTAATGATGGTTGTAATCCATTTTGTATGTTGTTTATATGGTAATTTGATACTTCTTCTTCAAGAGAACAATATTGTAAACATCCTTGATAATCTACTGGAGAATAATAATAAAAACCAGCTCTATATGGTTTAATATAATATATTTCTACAGTTTCACTTTTTCTACCAAACTTAAATGCTGGTATTCTTTTAGGTTTATCTTGTGGTTTTAATTCTTTCCATTTAGGATGATAGTAAAATGCTTCTATCTTTCCATTTACTGCTTTTTCTGCTCTTAATGTTTCAGTAGGAAAATGTTGTAGCTGCATAATTTTAGTTTTCTGTTTATTATATACAACTTGTATTGCAGCTTGTCCAAGTAATTTTAAATCACTTACAATTCTTCTTATATCTTTATCTTTAAGAATTTGTTGCATTTGACCAAACTGAATAGCATTGTCTTCTGAATCTGTTGCGTTTAATCCTCTACCGTAAATTAAATCAGTAATACCATTAACACATCTTGAGTTAGTTGGACTACCTAAATATCTTTCTATTAATTCACCAAAATAGTTATTATCATCACCATATTCTATCCAATCGTGTCTTGGTGATTCTTTTATAGTTGGTACTTCGTACCCTGATAGATTTATTACTTTTATTTTGTTCATATTATTATATATTTTTGGTCATCCGTATCAGTACCAACATACTGGTTATATTTATTACTGTTTAATGTGTGGTCTGTTGTATTATCTGTTTGTGATGTACAGTATGCTTTACCTCTGTATAATAAAGTACTTCCTTGTTTAAGTTCAAACGAATAACTGTTTTCTGCAGTTAAAATACTAAATGCAATAGACATCTCCAAGAAATTACCATTAGATGATAAAGCAGATGTAATGCTATTTATTGTTTGTGTTTTCCTTGTTCCATCTTCTACGATAACCATAGATAAGTCACTGGCAACTGTATATGCTCTTGGTATTATACTTACAGTTTGAGATGAAGTTGTTGGTGATAATCTTATCATACTTATATAACCTATTAAGTTAAATATTGTTCAAAAAAAAAGAGGCAAATTGCCTCCTTTTCTTTTAAGAACACTCTATATTTAATCGTTAGTACCTTCAGTAATTGTAATAGTACCAGTTAAACTTGGGAAATCTGTAACATTAAATACAGCACCACCACTATTTTTCATAAATACAGCTGGTTTTTTCTCCATTGCAGTAAGAGTTAAAGTATAACCACTTAAATCTCCCATAGCAGCACCAGTTACAACTGTACCTCCTGATACATCTGCACCGTGTTCAAGACCTACCATCATATAGTTACCGTTATAATCTTCAACAACAACGTGAGGTCTTCCATAAGCCATTAATTTTAATTCTTTATTATCTAATTTAGATAACTTTTTAAGAGTTAAGTTAAGTGTTTGCTCATAGAAAGTAGTTCCGTTTTCTCTTGAAGAGTTAACAGTTTGTTCTAATGATGAATTTCCTTTTACTTCGTATTTATAACAAGTTAAGTTACCAGCTACATCACCAGTGTATCCACTGATATCTGTAATTTCTTCCCCAGTAGCGTCATCTGTTATATCTACAGTACCTAAATCTCCGTAGTTGACAAAATAAAGATTTTTTATTCCACCAACGACATCTTTACAAGGTTCTTTTCTTCCTTTTGCGATATCACAAGCCATAATTTTTATATTTTATAAAAAAAGGCAGGTAGTATCAATTCCCACCTACCTTTTTTTGAGTTGAACAATTATTTATTATGCAGTAGCGTATAATACTACTTCACTTCCAATTCCGTGCTGAATACCAGCAGTAAATCTCATTACGACTCTTACGTTTTGAGAACCATCAAGGTCAGCCATATCAATTACTTTTACTTCGTTTTGGTCAGAAAGTAATCCTGTACCGAAGAATAAGTTTGATTTTTGAGCTGCTACAGCATCACTTGTTGATAAACCAGGAGCGTAAACTACTTGAATACCATCAAATGATAAACCAGAACCCATATTGTACCATTGAGTACCTTGGTCGTTAGTACCTGCTGCTCCTAATCCTGAAGCACCAAATCCACCTAAAGCTCTAATGTAGTTTCTGTACATATCAGCTGGTAAGAAAATAGTCATATCTTCTGCACCATATACAGTTGAAGGAATTGCATCAGCAATTTTACCAAGCTCTGTAATAATGTTAGCTGCAGTTGAAGTTGTACCTGTTACATCAACTACATCTGCGTCAGCACCTAAAGTAGTGATGAATCCATCAAATTGACCTGAAGTAGCGTTAGTACCTGTCCAAATATTAGTCTCAATTCTTTGAGCTACTTTATCTGCTACGTGAGCAATTAAATAATCAGAAAATGAAGGAGGTAAGTTATCAAATGCAGAATATCCCATTTGTACTGCTTCCCAGTCACTTCTAAAGTCTTTTTTACATAATTCTATGTTTACTTGAAACTCCTCTGGAGTTAAGATTCTTTCAGTTAATGTTAAAACACTGCTTTCACCTGAAAAGTCACAAGCTGCATCTTTTACGATGTCACTTGAAGCAAGTTTTTTCATTACCTGTTTGTACTTTACATTAGGTACAATTGTAATGTTACCTTCTGCTAAAGTTTTACCACTTAATAGTGCTGCAGAAATATACTTCCCTGCAAATTCACCAGCATAAGTAGTAGTTATTGGTGTGTTTAAACTATTTGCCATTTTAAATTAATTTAATTAGTTATTAGTTATTGCGTTTAATACTCTATTGTAAGTAGTGTTTCTATTTGCATTAGGAGCGAACCTAACACCAATATTATTACTTACTTCGTTTTCTGGTGAATGAGAGATTGCTTCAGCAGGTTCATCAGCAGATAATTCTTGTGGAACTTCAGCTTTTGCTTCTTCTTTAGCTTCAATCATACCTTTTAATTTTTCTACCATTGATTTAAGTTCAGCGACCTCATCTTTAGTAGCATATTCTACAGATTCTGTTTCTTCTGGCATATGCTCATCATAAACATCTTCTTGTAGTTCTTCAGCACCTTCTTCTGCAGAATATGTAATTTTTTCTACATTAGAAGCAGGAGCTTCCTCTTTAATCTCCTCTTTAGCTTCTTCTTTTTTAATTTTAGCTTTAGGAGCTTCTTCTTTTAACTCAACTTCAGGAGTAGTTTCCTCTTCTTTAGTTGAAGACAAAAGAACATCTTTGATTTTTGTTACAATTTCACTTGCTTTCATAAGATTCTTATTTATAGTTATTACTGATTTTTAATACTTTGTTGTATTTTTATGCTTTAGCCTGGATTATATACCAGTTTATTCCATCACTCCAAACAGTGATACCTTCAAATGCTTTATTAATTTCATAATAAGCAGATGAACCATCTAATGTTTGTCCTGCTCTTGGTGATAAGTGTGCTCTTGTACTTACATCAAATCCTCCATTAGAAATAAATCTCATTATTCTGTAAGTGTTGTTTGCAGTTGTTGCATCAGGTAAAGTAAGAGTCATACTCCCTGCACCTCCAGACCAAGATAATTTTATCATTTCAGAATCTTCATAAGTAGAACTATTTAAATCAACAGTTTGACCACTTGAAACAGTTAAACTTGTTGGAACTATATAGTTTACTATATCTTTTATTTCTGCATATTTTGTTTCACTGCTCTGTACTACTGCTATTTTTTCATCTCCTTGAAGAGCTGTAGCTGCGTTTAATTCTGATATTTTTTTATCTGCCATTATTCTAAATTTATTTTACTATTATTTTCTTGTAATATAAAACTCCTATCTTCCTGTAATAACCAATTTGCTGTTTTATATATCGCTCCTATTCCTTGTGCTTCTAATGTTCCATCACAACATTTTCTTGAATACGTTCTTCCATCAGGACACAAACAAGCTCTTGATGAACTTCTTGGAGAAGAATAACTTAATGTTGCATTTTTTCTTCTTTTCATTTTATTGGAACACAATTAGGTACTTTTCTACCGTCTTTATCTTTCATACCTATCTGCTCATATCCATCCTGGCAAGGAGCTTTAAGATTGTGTTCCTCACAGGGCATATACCAAGTGTCACCTTCGTACTCGTGTGTATGATACCCTGAACAGCCAATATCTTCAGCAGCTCTTTCTGCTTCTTCTTGAGTTGTGTAAGCAGCTCTACCATCAATAATAGTTGATGCTGCTTCTATTGCATCAAGTCCTTTAAGTTTAGATGTAACCCAAGTTAACATTGATTTACCACCCCATAATAAATATGAGATAGTTCCACAAGCCTCATTATTTCCTTCTTGATAATAAGCAGAAGCTCTTGATAAATATGAATATATGCGTTTAAGAGTAGGTAAAGTAAATTTTTCTCCTTTTTCAAGTTGTCTTGCTCTAACTTTACCAACTTGAGTTGCACATTTATTATTTACAGCTTCGTTATATTTAATTCCTCTTTTAGCATTGTTTCTTGCAGATTGTGGATATCCTCCATAAGATTCAAGTTCTACTTCTTCAGATAAACTTGCTAATACTTCTGCTAATTCAAACTCTGCATTAAGTTCACTTAAACATTCACTACAAGCATTTTCTTCTATACTTTCTTTAGGTCTTTCCATATTATCAGCAAAATAACCTTCTATAGAAAATCCTTTTACTTCTCCTTCTTTTACTGCTCTCCATACATCATCATTTAATACTTTCATTGATACCATCCAAGTTCCTTTTGGTAGGTCAAATCCATAAGCAGCAGCTTTGTCTTTTTTAGGGTCTTCAATAAGCCAAGATTCTACTACAGACATATCTGATAATTCAAATGAATGTTCAAACGTAGAATTTCTATGTTTACTTTTAATAAAGAATAATTCTGATGCTTTTCTTACTGTATCTTCAGAAAAGTATATGTAGTAATCTTCATCATCTTCTCCTTTTCTAAATATCTTCTTATTAGGAATAAGAGCAGGACCCATTAATATTCTTTTCTCTGCATCTACTTCAGCAAGTTTGATATCTTTATGTTCTTTTAGTGCTATAAAGTCTTCTTCTATAGCTGGATTTTCAACGACAGAAATAGCTTCAATACCACTAATTTCATTTTCTTCGTCTATAATAAGTTCTATTATTTTTTCCATATCTAAATAACTATATTTATTTTATTCTGTTTTAATTATCCAATAGAAGCTCCTTCAATTGTACTACGTTCAAGTTCTTGTGCAGTAGATATATCAGATGCTACAACGTATGCTCTTAATGGTTGTTGTTCGGCTTGTGATATTGTTTGAGCAAGTTGACTTGTCTGTGTTGCACCTACTACATTGAAAGCTGGTGGAGCTATAGGAGCTGAACCTCCTCCTCCTGAACTAACTCCAGCTAAAGGACCTGATAATGCTTTTATCTGCTGTTCTGCTTTTTTTCTTGCAGTTGCTATTTGTGCTATTACACCACCTATCATTGCGGCATAAGCTATAGGACCAGCTATAGGACCTAATTCAGTTAAAAATTTACCTATAGAACCAGTAGCTTCAGCTGTTTGTTTAGCTCCTGTACCAATTACTCCAGCTAATAATGTTTTACCTTGTAATGCTAATTTAGCAAGTTCTAAACCAGCTTCAAGTTGAAACATATCTCTTTCAAATTTTATTTGTTGTATTCTTATTCTTCTTGACTCTTTGTCATTTTGTTTTAATAACCTATCTTTTTCTTGTGCAGTAATATTATCATTATTTAAAATAATATCTCTTTCTGCGTCCAATCTGCTGACTTGTGCATCAAAGGCTTGTGATTGTATTTGAGCAAACTGACCAGCTTGTTGAGTTATAAAAGAAGCTAATTTTTCTTGAGCTGCTATTCTATCTTCAATTCTTTTTAAATCTTTTTGATGATTCTCTTCAGCTAAATCATCCTCAAAATTTCTTTGTCTTAATCTTTTAAGAAATGCTTCTTTAAGAGTTGTTTCTTTCTCTTCTTCTCTTTTCTTAAAAGCATTTACAGATTCAACTTCTTCTCTTTCTTGTACACCTTGAAGTTCATTTAATTCATCTTGAAGTTCTTTTATTCTTAATGTGAACGAATCATATTCTTTACCCGTGGTTGCTGTTTCATCTCTTAATTTTTCTAATACTTTTATTTGGCTCTCTATAGCTTTAACTGTGCCTTTTATAATTATTTCCGCAGGAGATTCTTCTTCTATTTCTTTAACTTTTAATCCTATTAAAGAAGCATAAAAAGGATTATCTTTTATAGTTGGGTCATTAGTTATATCTTCTATACCATTTTTAAATGCTGCATTTATAGCGGATATACTTGCTTCTGTTGTTTGTAAAGAAATTTTAGCATTTTCAATTTCTTCTTTAAGACCTTTTTCCTGAAAAAGTAATGTACGTAATCTCCTTTCATCTTCTTCTGAATCAATTTCTTTTCTTTTAGCAGCAACTTCTGCTTCCTTTGTTGCTATCAATTCTAATTGCTCTGTTCTCTTTCCTGTTAATTCTTCAATATTTTTTTGTCTTTTTTCATCTTCCGCATCTAAATCTTGTTTTATTTTATATGCTGCTATAAAATCTTCTAAAGAGCCTTTTGTTTCATCGAATCCTTCTTTTTGTAATTTAGCAAGGGCAAACTGCTGTTCTTCTATGCTTGAGTTAGCATCTTTTAACATTTCAGCAAAAACAAAAACACTCTCTCTTAAACCTTCTCTCCTTTTCATTGCATCAGCTAAATCATCAGCAGCTTCCTCTGCTTTTTTAGCTTTACCAGCAAAAGCATCTAAAAGAGATATAACAACTTGAAAAGCAAGAATAATACCAAGAGGTCCACGAAGTGCTTCGTCTATAAGCATTTTACCAGCAACTTTAACTTTATTAAATCCTTTTACACTATCATCTACTTTTGCTACAAGAGTTACAAATAATGTGGATAATTGAGATAAGTTGTTTGCTACACCTCGAATACCATAAGGCATATCCGAAATAGTACGACCAAGCTCTGTTAATGCAGCTCCTGCTAAACCAGTATTTCCAACTAATTTATCTCTTCCAGATAATTCTGTGTTAAATTCTTTTGTAGTTTGTGTAGCTTTTTTTAATTCTCTATCGAATTTTTTTACACTAACTTCGGCATCTCCAATTTTTCTTTTAACTCCTGTATCATCAAATATGATTTGGAATATTATTTCATTTTTTTGCTGCGTAGCCATATCTATTGCGTTTAATACTTTCTTTCATTTCTTTCCATGTAGTAGGAGATTTGTACCTTCCCTTTGCTACATCTATATAATAACTAACTCCATAAAAGTTATCTGTCTTTAATGCTTCTATTATTAATTTTATCATTATTCGTCTGTTTGGTCTGCTGTTATATCTGTAGTATCTACACTATATAAGTTTGTATCTACTGTTAAATTACCTGGTGTTGGAGTAGGTGTTGGTGATACTGAACAAGTTGCATTGTATGTTAAATTATTTTCACCACCCATATATCCGTGATTTGCACATTCATAACTTATTGTTTCAAAATCACCTAAAACTGTAACTGTTATATCTCCATAATAATATGTATATGTATTTCCATCTAATCCTGTTTTAGTAACCGATGCAGTAGTACCTGTATATGTTATTAAAGATTCTTTTCCGTTATTATGAAATGCTATAGGATGTGTGGAAGGAATATCACTAAAAGTATATGTGCCAGTAGCCATTTGATAATTTCCATATTTGTTATCAAATATATATAAGTAACCTCCAGTAATAGTTTCTATCCTAACCTCAAATATAGAATTAAGACATAAATAACTTTTAGTTGCATAAGTAGAAATTAATTCTAAATCTGACCTACCTGTTACGATATCTAAATTTATTTTATTTATATTATATTTTTCTCCTGAAACAATAAAAGTATCTGCTAATGAAAAATTACTGATAAAAGAATTACTAAATACTCCTTTAAGTTTTATTAATCTTTTCTTTGGATTAAATACAGAATCTATATAGTTTTGATAATATAAAGAATACAAGTTTTCTTCATAACTTTGAGAGTTTGCAATATTTGCATCATATTCATTTAATTCTGCTCCAAAATGATTTGTTTTTGATATATCAGTACTTACTGCGTTGCTTGGTATAAAATATGTTGTAACATACGAGTAATCTCCTCTATTATTATAAACATAAGGTATTGCTTGAGATGGAGATGATAATAATATAGGGTAAAATAAAACAGGTTTTCCTATATATGGATTATATCTTTCTTGTGTACCAACTTCTACATCATCATTTGACCTTGTTACACTTAATCCTGTTTGTATATCTGTAAAACTTCCTGTTGAATTATCTTTCAGTTTTTCAAACTTCATATGTCCGAAAGGAGGTTTTATCTCATATATAGATTCATATCTTTTATCTCCAACCTCATATCCTTCTCCACCCCAAGTTATATTATTAGTTTTTTTATGTTGGTCTGCAAGTAATGAACCTGTATCTTCATACTCAAAATTAATTTTAGTATAAGGAAGAGCTTTATCAATCTTACTTGACGATACATCTATATTTGAAGTTATATCTGTCTGTACATTTGAAGATGTATAAAAATCATCAAGAGTTTTAACTACTACTGTTTTTTGAGTAGGTGAATCATTTCTAACTTCTGCAACAAGATTAAACATTTTAAATATTCCTGACATAAATTGAAGTATAGTCATATCAGGAAAGTTCTTACTAATAAAGAAATTACTTTGTTGTGGAGTTGTTATTGTATCTGCTGTTCTTGTTTTATTATCTACATAAACACCATAATCTTGTTCAATTCTTGCAATCAACTCTAAATTAAATGCTGTAAAAGTAATAGGATTTGCTGCTGTTGTTGTTATAATAAACTCATAATCTCCATCATCAAAATCCATTTCTAAATAGCTACTAATACCTGTTTGAGTTTGTTTTGTATATGTTTTCCAAGTAGAACCATTCCTTTTGACTGTTAAATCAAATTCTGTTGATGTATTTGAACTAATTAAACTTAATCTACCTATAACAGAATCTACTCTATCGTTATCACTTATAGTTATCTTTAATTTACTTCCCAAATCCCCACTTGTGTCTCCTGCGTCATTAAAGAACTTTGCTTTATATGCAAGTGCTGACCCATCTGTATAATAGGCATTAATAGTTCCTATAGAAAAAGTATTTATAGTTGTATCTACTTTATCTGTTTCAATAGCTCCTTCTTTTTGATGAAGCCACATATATAAATTATAATAATCTAAATTATTTGAATTAAAAAAGTCAGTAGAGAAATTAACACTAATATTTGTCGTGTCATCTGATAATTGATTTGACATAAATTTTTCTATTGCCTTTATGATTAAATCAATTCTTACAGCTGGTTTTAATTGTTGCCAATCAAGTCCATTGTATTTTGAGTTTTTAGGATAATCTATTGGATTATAATATAAATTACCATCTGCTAATGTTCCATAATAATCTGGACCTGAATCATAATATAATCTGTCAGAATGAGTTATAAGAGGAACTACTATAGGTTGAGTGTATGTTGTTGAATCTACTGTAAAATTTTTAGATGTAGTTAAATAATCTCTTACACTATCTGTTCCAGATGTATCTACAGCTCTATATGTAATGGAGAAATTATCTAACCATTCAAGTTCAGAAAGTTTACTATTAGAAAATAAATCATTTAATAATCTTAAATTACCATAAAATGTTACTCTATAAGAATAAGGTTTATTATATTTCAAATCAACACCCTCCAACATTATATATCCTTCTCTAAATACTTTATTGTTTATTTCTATTCTTGCTTCTACAGTCTTCCTTGCATCAAATCCTCCTATTATATTATAGTTATAATAATGTTTAAATATTTTATTATTTTTACTCGAAGCAGGTAAAGTAAAATTACGGCTAAAGTCAGTAAATATTTTAGCTGGGTCTTTTACATCTTTTATAGATGATTGAATATTAATTGAACCACTATCAAAAACATCTACTTCTTGATTATTTATAAAAAGCTGTACTTTTTGTTTCATTACCTAATTGTGTTAATACCATCAAAAGCATATTCAAATTGAACAGTATAATTTACAAGTTTATCATTTAGGTGTGTTTTATATGTAAAATCTGTATCTTTTATTGTTACAGGCAAAGTATTACTACCTTCTGTTATCCAAATATCTTCTGATTGCATTAATTGTCTAATCGTTTCATTATATTCTTCTTTTAAAAATCCTGTATTTAATGTAATAGATTTTTTACTTGTAACATCTTGAATGATTGTTGTAGGATTATATGTATTATAATTTACAGAAGATGTAGTAGAATATATTGTACTTGTATCAAAACTATCTCTTTTTACAGATAAACTATCTGTTCTTTTTTTATTAAACCATAAATCTTGTATAGCACCAAATTTATTTACAAAATTAATTTTATAATTATCATATTTACTACAATCTAAATAAATAGGATAAACTGTTTCTACTGCAGTTCCTGTTATTGATGAATAATTAGGAGAAGATGTGTTACCTGATGTTATTTCTATTTTTGTTATTGTTGATGTATTTGAAATATATTTTATAAATCTATTACAATCTTCTGGTCCTTGTGGAGCTGTAGAGAAAGGTTGTGATGTATCAGAAAAAGCTATAAATTCATTTCCTGAACTATCTTTACTATAAAATTTAACATTACTAACACCATTAGGTCCTTTGTAAACTGGTATTCTTACAGTGCCTCCTTCTGGGACATAAATATATTCGTTGCTTATTAATTTAGAAGATACATTATTTGAGTTTATTCCATCTTCAAAATATCCATATCCTTTTGTAGCAATACCATAAGCACTATCTATTGTTGTAGGAGTTGCATCACTATATGTATTTATTTTATCATATCTCCACCAACAAGCTGATTTTATATTAGAAAGACCACTTGAAGATACAGTATAATTATTGTTAAATACAACTTCAACATAATCCTGTATTAATTCAGATATTTCAAATCTAATTGTATTATTAGAATCTGGATTTGATTTTGTAATTGTGTATTGAGGAGAAGTTGGTTCATCTTCCCATCTTCCTGTCCAACAATATAGTTCTAATGTAGAACTTGATAATACTGCCATATCTTTTCTTTTAGTAAATAACTAAAAAAATAAATATAGTATTACAAGAATTTGTAGTGAACAAATAGGTTGTTATAATAAGTTCCTTGAAAAGGTTCAAACCTTGCGTGAGAACAAGCTGCAGATTCATATATTATCATATCTCCAGGTTCAGCATATATCTTGTGCCAATTTCCTTTATGGTCTTGTATATCAAGAGGCCAATCATCTCCAAATTCTTTATTTCTACACCCACATCTTAAATCTTTATCTACAACAATGATTGACGCAATATGATGAGTTTCTACTCTATCTTTATGTTCTGTTAAAGTAGCTCCTCTTTTATATGAACGAATACCATATACATAACTTGGTTCTATATCAACTTTACAGAAATCTTTATGTAATTCTAATAATCCTTGATGAATTTCATTTCTTACATTTAAAGGCATTTGTATAATGTGGCTTATACCACTTCCTTTTATATATACATCCTTACCTTGAAATTGTTCATCTGATTCTGTTGATTTTAGACTTTTATATGTCTTTTGTATTAAATTCCAAACATCATCTGGACATTTAATCACTTTAAATCCTGTTTCTGTTAATTTAGGTATTTGCTCGTAACTTGTATATTGCATATACAAATATAATAAAAATTAACAAACAGTTAGTTGAGTTATTTCTCCTGGATTATTTTCACCTATTCTAAATGAATAACCTGTATTTGACCTAACATAATTTGTACTTGTGGGTGTATATAGATTAGTTAATGTATCATTTGTATATAAGTAAGTTCCATTTGAAAGTGTTCCAGAATAAGCAAGTTTTACATCAAATACTGATATGTTAGAACAAGCTGCAACAGCTGTTGTTTCTGTAGAACTCGATACTTGAAATTTATTAATTGTTGGAGTAGGAGTAGGTGTTGGAGTCGGTGTAGGACTAACAGCTTCTTCACACTGGTCACAATTTGTATATTGAATTAAGTTTGCTACATTCACATTTGAGTCAAGTCCTGCACTACCTAAATCTTGCATACATAATCCATTATCATTAATTACTGCTGGCCAATTGCTACCTAAATCTGTTATACTTCCATAATCTTTTACAATATCAAGACCTCCAGTAGCACAATCACCATATTGTCTATAATAAGATATTGATGGAGTTGGTGTTGGAGTTATAGTAGCTAAACAAGCAGCACATCCAAAATATGTATCTGTAAAAGTAGATATGTCTGGTGCGTCAGTAACTTCTACATCATCTAAATATTCTTTACATACATTATTTACTGTTTTTATTACAAGAGATGTAGATATTTCTCCAGTTGAACGAACAGCAGTTATATTACCTCCATCTTCATTACAATCAATAAATCTTGCATAATAATATACAATTGGTGTGGGGGTTGGTGTAGGGGTTGGGGTTATTCCTTGACATTCTTCACAATTTGTATATGGTTGCTGTCTTTCTAAATCAGTCAACTCTATATTAAAATATCCTGAAGGTAAAGTATATGTATCTTCAAATGTTTGTATAATTTCATAACAACCTCTTCCACCTGTTTGACCCACGTCTTTTATATCTAAAATATAAGTTGATGTTTCTCCTGGTTGATTATATTCAAATCCATCAAATCTAAAATATTCATAATTTCCAGTATCACATCTTCTTGCAAGTAATCTTTGTTCTGTAGGAGTCGGAGGAGGTGTTGGTGGTTCTCCAGCACATCCAAAATTAACACAACCACCTACAGTTCCATTTATCTGTACATATCTAAAATTAGTTCCATCAGAATATGTTCTTCCACCTGTAGCTAATGTAGTTCCTGCTGCATCACTATAAAATTTAGTTGCAGTACAAAAAGCTGTTGTTCCATTTCTATCTGGATATAATGTTGTAGAATCACTTGAAGTACAAGCATTAATATCTGCAGAACCAGAAGTTGTGTATGTAACAGAATAAGAATAACTTGCCCTTGAATCCCATTGTATTAAATAATCGGTATCTGCTGAATAAGTTCCATTTACAACTACATTATAATAAATATTTCCAGTTGTTGTCTGGTCACTAAAAGTATATGTTTGAGAAGTGGCTCCTGATATATTAGATAAACTTCCTGGTGAAGTTCCTTTTTGCCATTGATAACTTATTGTTCCTGATAAATTAGACACACTTGCGTTTAATGAAACTTGTTGAGATGTAAAGGCTTGTACAATTCCACTACCATCTGAACTACTTGCTGTTATAATAACTTCAGGAGTTAATGCTACTTCACAAGTTTCTACTGGTGATTCTCCTATTGCAAAACCACATTGGTCAATAGTATCTACTTTTCCTGCTGGAGATGACAATACTCTTGCATAATAAGAAATTAAATTACCATCACAGTTTGGTATTAATAATTTAAAATAATTTCCTGTTCCTCCAAAAGGAGAAGATAGTGATTCATTATTAAATAACTGAACTCCTGTTTGTATTTGACCTGAATAATATACTGTTTTATCTGCTACTAAATCACAAGCAGTATCACCTGAAGGTCCAGGATTTGCTGTATCTAAAGATGATATAACTATTGAATTTGTTCCGCTTGATTGAAAAATATCTTCTTTTGTTACTGGAGTTGGACATTGATTATAGTTTGTTAACTCACCAGGATTATTAACTCCTATTCTACCATAATAACTTCCGGTAGTTCCTATTTTATAATAATTACCAGATGATGTATATGGTTGCGTAAGTTGCATATCTTTATATAAAATCACACCACTACCAAAAGTTTGTCCAGATGCAAGTCCATAATGAGCATCTTCAGTTGCTGTTTGACTACAAGCATTTGTTGCATTAGAATATCCTAACTGGCTAACTAAAATTGTTTGAGCCTGATTTTGATTACTATCACTTATAACTACAGATATACTAACTTCTGGTGATATATTATTAAGTTTTAATGTAAATGTTTCATCTCCTTCAGAAGAAAAATCATCAACAGGTTCAAATGTAGCTTGAGCTGTGTTATTATTTACAACAAAAGCTCCTACTAAAGAACCTCTCTCTAAATCTGATGCTGATACACCACTTATTGTAAAAGGAACAGAAACTCCATTTTCTACATTTTCTGTGTTTAATGTTATAGTAAAAGTATTTCCTTCAAAAACATTAGTTGCAGTTGATGATAAATAGTATTGTGGCTGTAAATCTTCACCAAGAGATACCTCTCCAGATAAAGTAGCTGTTTCAGTTACATTTGCACCAGAGAAAGTTCCTGTAATCGGTGATGAAACGCTTAATGTTAAAGGAGTATCTACATCATATCCTGTATTACCAGCTACAGATACACTAAATGAATAGCTTGTTGTATCTTCTCCAGTTATTCTTGCTTCTAAAAATCCTGTAGTAGGATTATATTGTAATGTAGGACTTGAAGTTATTGTATAACCTGCAGGCGGTCCTATAATATTGTTTGTTACTTGAAGTAGTGCTGTATATTGAACATTTGTTGACCAGTTAACATCTATTGTTGCTGGATATTCATTTCCTGCTGAATCAAAAGCTGTTACTCCATATTGTATTGTAGAATTTACAGTTCCAGTTTCCGTAAAGTCAATTTGTTTTAATGTACTTCCAGCAGCAGTTCCTCCTGTCCATAAATAAGATGAAGGTGTAAAATTAGTAGCAACAACTTTTAAAGATATATTAGTTCCGTAAACACCAGACACTGGTCCTTCTTCATCTCCAGTTTCTGTTACTTTAACTATTTTTACTGATGCGTTTTCTATTGTACCCCCGTCAGCTCCTGATGCTACAACGTAATAAGGACTTCTACTGTTTACTTTGACTGTTGCCATTTATTTGTTCATTTAAATCTTTTAAATAACTCTCTTCTATATCTTTTGTTAAAGATGCCATAATATTTTTACTTACAAAATCAATAAATTTAGAGCCTTGATTCCCAAATCTTTCTATAGTTCCTTTATTTGCTATTTTTTTTGCAATCATCCAAGCAATATCTCTTAACCTATTAACTCTTTTGTATTTTATATTTGAAGATGCTCCGATAGCAGAACCTTTATCTTCAACCCACTGTAATATTTTACTTACTGGAGGCATTTTTCCTGGTCCTCTTCCCTCTTCTACAAATATTCCATAATCTTGAGCAAATATATTAATGCCTGTTTGAGTTACTACACCGTAAATACTATCTCTTAATCTTTTAGATGCAACTAAACCTTGCTGTGTAAGGCGGTCTTTTAGTTCTTCTACAATTTTATCTTTGTATTGTTCTAATGTAGCTTGAACTCTTTTCATTAACAAAGAGATAATTCATTATTAGGAACTTCTATGTTTACTGTCATTCCCCATCCAGCTAATTGATTCTCGAAGTTATCTTGAAATGGTTCAGCAACTACATTTGTAGTAATTTGAAAGTTATCAGAAAAAGCAGAACCTCTTCTCATCTCTTGTTGCAAATCATTTACCACCTGTAATTGAGTGTTTAGGATGTCTTGTAAGTTATCATTTCCAAACATCATATCTTCAGTTTCTTTATTCTTATTTACATCTACTACATCTAAACACAATATTCTAATAGAAGCTGACATAATTCTTTCCTCAAATGTAACATTACCAAATACAATATGACATAGAGGAAATATACTTGTTTTGTTTAAGTCAACCTCTGTAATGTCACCGAAGGTGACGGTTTTTGTAATTCCATTTGCTCTTAATATTTCTTTTATTTTATCTAATACTGTATATACTTGTCTCATTTTATATTTTGTTTTATCATTTTAGCTTCTAATTCGTTTTTCTCTCTTTCAAATTCTAACCAGGTTAAACATTGAGAAATGGGGAGTTTTGTAACTTCTTCAAATTTGCTGACATCTCCTCCAGCGAGTGCGTAAATTGACTGATACCAACCCCACTTTGCTCCAAATGTTGCTTGAAATCCGAGTCCTCCTTCAGATGTTTCGCTAAAGAGTCCATCAAATGTTTCGACAATTCGGTCCCTAAACTGTAAAAAAAAACCATCGCTCCAAGTGCAGCCTGTATAGGCGAGTCCAACATTACTTCTGCATATTTATCAGAACCCTCATAATCCTCTATTAAATAGAAATTATTCTTCTGGTGTATTACAGGTCTATATAATACTGCCATTGCTTTATGCATCTGTTGCCAATCTGAAATATATTTTTCTAAATCTATAAACTCTCCCATTGATATATCATCTAATTTAGGAATAAAGCCAAAAGTAACTTTATTACCATCTTTATCTACCATATCAAATTTATTATGTAAGGTATGTTTAGTGTTAAACAATTCATTTATATGATTTATTACAGAATTAAATTCTGTCATAGGTAATTTATAAGCCTGTTTTAAATTAACACCACAAAAACATTCTAATAGTTTTAAATTGGCAAACTCTATTTCCTCTTGTGTAGGTTCTTCCTTTTCTGTTAATTTAGCTACATCCTTTATATACTTTTGATATTGACTTAACTTAATATCTTGCAGAGATGTAGGGATGTTTAGTGTGACCGTATTACTCATATTATAATAACTTTATATTTATATTATGTACTAAAATACGAAAATAAAACAAAATCAAAAAAGTTAGTTATATTATCGAAGAGTTTCTGAAGACATAATTTTTCTTCGAAGATTATCATTTGAGACTCTTCTCAAAAGAAATAAGGTTAGGTTTAGGATAACTATGTTTCATAGAAACCTTTCATTTAATCTGAATTTTTCATATAAGTGTTTTGAAGCTCTGAATCTCTTTCAGGGCTTTTTTTTGATATCCCTTTGAATTTTCTTAAATGGAGAACTCACCCACCCAATTTTTAGTTTTACGTGACTTTCCTTTATTTTACGTCATTTTATCCAAATTTACTTATTGAGTTGAGTATAAAAGATATTTATAAACGTGTTGAATTTATAAGTATTTTTTATATATAAATTTAAACTATATCTCATTAACAAATGATTAGCAAATTTTATAATTTTATTTTAAAGCGTTTTAAGGGCCTTAAAATATTAATCTATAATAATAGCTGCAGGGCATAAAAAAAGGGCCTAAAAAGGCCCTAAATAAACAAATAACTAACATGAAAAAATGTTTATTTGTCTTATATAAATTAAATTATTTTTTGAACATATTTAATATTAAATTCATTTCCTTATCAGATAAATTATTGACTCTATCCCAATTTATAACGCTTGGTTTTTTACTGTTGAAAGCGTCATTAATAAAATCTAAATCTTTGTTTTTATTTGTGTTTGTGTTTTTCATTTGTGTTTGTTTTAAATTATTAATTTTCCTTTAATCTCTAAATTATCGTCATAGATAAAAATAGTTTCTCTATTTAGATAATTCTTTAAATTCTTTTTATTTACTTCTACTGTCTTATTGTTTTTAAATATATAATATTTCATAAGTTTATAACTTTATTTTCTTTTAAGTCATATATAGCCAATTGGTCGTATAGTTTACCAATTTTTAAAGCGTCATCTTTACTGTCTAAATGTATATTTAAATCTAAATAGTAATCGTTATTTTCATCCATCCATCCGCCTAATGAGTCAAATTTGTTCAAATTCTTAACGTTAATTAATTCATTAGCTTTAGGGGTTTTTCCTTTATATATATTTTTAATTGATACAACAAATCGAGCGGTAGTATTTTTAAGTTTATAAGTGAAAGGAAGTTTATTTTTAATAAAATAAGGTATTGTATTTCGTTTCATGATTATAATATTATATAATGTAATGTAAAATAGCTAATAGCAAAAATTAAAATTATTGGCGTTAAATATTCTTCCATAAAAAAATAAAATTTGTCAATGTTTTTATCTTTTCTCAAAAAGTATTTAATTCTTTTTGGCGTGGTAGCGTGCGGGTAGTTAGTTGCATAATTAACCGCTTTTAATAATTCTTTTTTTTGTGTTTCGTTAGCCTCTTGATAAAGTTGCGTAACTTTAAAGCGTGCAAGAGTTAACTGTTTTATTGATATTCTTTTCATAATTGTTTTTTTATTTTCTCTAATTTTAAATTAATCTTATTTAAAGAGGCTAATAATTTAGCCCCTTTATTCTTATATGTTTTATTTGGTTTCTTAATATCTTTCATATTATGCATATATAGGGTTAATTCTTTTCATTAACTTTTCATTAGCTTTAATATTTTTCAATATTGTTTTTAAGTCATTTACTTTTGTAGCTAAATCAAATTGAGACTCAAGCAATTCTTTATTTGTTATTTGGTTATCTTCTACTTTATAAATAAAACCTTGATACCCTAATGCATCATAATAAATTTTATCTTCAAAAGAAGATATAATAAAATCGCTATCTAATTCTAAATATTGTCTTGTTAATTCTATATATTCTTTAATATATCTTATTACTGTTTCTTTCATGTTATTTATTTTTAATGTTATGAGGTAAAATTACAAATCTAATGTTAAGTTAATGTTAAGCCAATATTATCAAATTGTTAAGTTTTTAATTAGCAAATTACCTATTAAATATTTTGTAATTTTGCAAATTGGTAAAATTGTATAATTATGACCTATACAAATTTTTTGGCACAAATACAAATATTTTTACAATTTAGAATCATTCTAAATAAGGAAATTCAAAACCTACTGCGTTTAGGTACTGCGTTTAAGAAACCCACTGCGTTTAATGACGTACTGCGTTTAAGAATAGTTTTCTATTCTCTTGCGTTAATCTCTCAACTTCTTTTCTTAATTGTACAATCTCAATTGCTTGAGACTGCACAATTTCTTTTGTTGTTTCACTGCTAAAATTAAATTTCATATTATTCATAATTTATATTTATTCCTTCGTAAATATCTATAAGTTTTTCAAGTTCAATCTCCTTATATTTATTTTCAAATTCAACTAAATCTCTTCCATTTAAGGGCGGTTCACAATCTAAATAAGTTCCTCCGCCATTTCCATCATTCCAAATAAGTAAACCTTTTATATTTGTTTTACATTCATATCCTAAACCTCTACGAGTCTCAAAATATCTTACGTTTGTAACTTTTAATTCTTTATTCATAATTTCTATTTATTACTTCGTTAGTATAATTATCCTCACAATTAGGGCAATTAAAACAATCTCTATCATTTACCCAATAATAGCATCCGCAATTATAACATTCAAATTTTTCCATAATTTCTATTTATTTATATCTTCTATTATCTCAATAATTTTATAATACATTTCACTTTTTACTACGTCAATAATTGAATCATAATAATTAAGTGTCTCCTCTTCGGTTAAATACCTGTCTTTTAATTTATGATTAAACAAATTAAATTGTACTATACAGGCTAAAGCATCATTCATTGAAACAATAGTTTCATCAAGAAAATTAAATAAGTACGTGCTTGTTTTTCCTTTTGCTGAACCTAATTCAATCTCTTTTAATGTTTGATACTCCTGATTAATTACTTTAACTGCTTTATCGAAATTAAACTTTCTAAAAGTTCCTCTTTCGTACTTCCAAAAATTACTTTTCATTATATTCAATTTCTATTTCATCAAGTAAATAATCATATCTCGCAACTTTTAAAAGTCTATTGTCTAAATAAAACCTGTATTCGTGTAGATTAGGTTTAATTTCTCGGTGTGTTGTTTTAGTGTCAAAGAACTTATAAGACCTTTTAACGCTGGTACCTATATAACAATTAAGTTCTCCGTGTTCCCTAATACCATAACTTTTATTTCCTGCATACGTACAAGAATTAATTTCGTTCCAAATTGGGTATTGTTTACTCATCTTATTTATTCTTTAATTATACCTTGTTCAATTAATTGTCTTGCTGTTCTACCGAACCAACCTTGTAAATTATAAGCTGTTCTTGTGTCGTGTAAATATTGCCACGCATCAATAACTTCGTTTTTTGTACCGCTAATAAACCCCTCACAAAGGCCAACTGCGGTATAACTATCTAAATTTTTATTTTTCATTTTTAAGTGTTTTAAAATTATGCAGCAAATATTTAAAAAAAAGTTATATCCAATGTTAACTTAATGTTAAGAAATTATTATATTTGTATTATGAAAATAAATAAGTTTAGCACAAAAAACCTACTGAATTTAAGAAAAAGTATTTACAATCCCCTAAACTCACTGCGTTTAAGAATTGCTGAACCTACTGCGTTTAATGATAAACCTACTGCGTTTAATGACTAACGTATCACATAAACGCCTTTATTTGCGTTGGCGAGGAAATATTGTGCAGAGTATCGAAGTGCGTCTAACTGATGGTTCCATTTGTCAACAGGTCTTTCGTTCCTCTCATGCCAAACGTAATTATTCAGCTCTTTTATTAGCTCTGTACTATCAGCGTCAATTACTAAATCAAAGTCTTGAACAAGAGCAATCCCTGACAGAATAGACCCACTGCGTTTAACGGTTGGTTTTATATTACAATACTCTTGAAGTTCTGATATAAGTCTTGGTTCTGCGTTATCACAGATAATTAAATCTTCTCCTGCATATCTTCTATTGAGTTCTCCTATTTCTTTTGTAGATAATCCTGGCTTTGCATACATTGTTTTAATCCACATAGTTTTTCTATCTCTATCTATTGCTACTTTTATAAGTGTTGTTGGGTCCACAGAAAAACCAAAGTCTTGACCGTATATAGAATCAGCATTATCATTAAACATCCCTATTGTCCAATTAGAAAATACAACTCCTTCTGCCTTATCGAGCCATCCTCCAAGTATCTGGTGGTTGTATCTATCTGGCCTTCTGCGTCTTATATCTTCAAGTTGAAGTAAAAATGATTCTGATAGATTTTCTATATTATCTTTAAATGTAGTATGAATATAAGTTACATTATCTTTATATCCATTATGTCCTGCGTTTACTGCTTTACCTGCAAAGAATCTTTGATATATCCAATGTTCTTTAGTAGCTGGGTTTAATATCATAATAACTCTATTAGGTTTAGCTTTACTTCTTACTGATTGGTCTATCTTATCAAAGTCTTCTTCTTTTACAAGCTCTTCTGCTTCATCAAGTACCCAAGTAGTAATCCCACTAATAGACTTTAAAGCTGCTGTTTGATTCCCTGCAGAAGTTCTAATTCCTTTAAACAATATTGAACTACCTGTAGATATATTTAATATTTCATCTTTAGTTATACGAAAATGTTCCATTATACCATACAATTCTAACTTTTCCAAAAACTCTGGAATAATCGAATTGGCGGCAGATATCATTGTATAACGAGTAAAAAGTATCTTGTGTCCCTGTTCGAACGTTAGAAAGGCTAAAAATGTGGTTATAGCGAATGATTTACCACTTCCTCTACCTCCTGTGATTACAAAGTACCTGGTATCGTTACCAAGTGCATTATATTTCTTGTTCAGTATCGGTTTCTTCATCATTAGATAATTCTATTACTTCATCATCTTCTTGACTACCTGTAAACAGGTTTTTTATATTGATATTTACCTTCTGTTGTTTTTCTTCAGGTGTATCAAGTGGCTTGCCATATTTATATTCAAAGAGTAATTTAAGGTGAGGAAAAGAAGTTTTAGCCTGTTCTGCTAATGATTCCCATGCTTCTTCTTCGCTTCCAAATACTTTTGCCATTGCATTAAGAGCGTAGATTCCGACTCTGTTTCGCTTGGCATTGTTAATAGCAGCAGAAGATGTGGGTCGTACAACAGGCACGTTTCTAACGCCTGGTTTTCGTCCATTGTTTCTTCGTCCATCATTGTCTTTGACATATTTGTATTGTTTAGGTTTTCTTCCCATACTTATTATATATATAACTGATTGCAGACCAAACTGCATCACTTATCTCTTTTTTATCATAAATTTTAGTTCCTAATTTTTTAATTCCGTCTTTTTCCACAGCGATTTTAAAATGTGTACAAACAGGAGAACAAGGACCATAAGGCTCCCTATAAATCCTATAACCATTGTCAACGCACCAACGAGCATGGCTTTGGTTGTAAGAATTGTTATATTTACCAAGTCTCCAAGTTCTGTTATACTCATCAATTTGCTGTGGAGACCTCCTTCTCATAAACACCTAAATTATTTTTAATTCTATCATATTTATCTTTTATTCCAACAGGAACATATCCATAAGAATTTTTAGCTGTACTTAAAAAATGTTCAAACTCTATATTTACAAAAGTTCTTAAATCATTATACTTTTGTTTTAATTCAATGTGATGATTTAAAAGTGCATAGTACTTATCTTTATTCTGACCATCAGCTACATCATTAAAATAAAAGTCATTCTTTAATTCTATAAACATTTTTTTATACGGTTCTAAATAATCAGTTTCATTCCAAAGCTCAAGCAATTCAAAAGTTTTTAAACCGTGTAGAACACAGGCGTGGTCTTTATAAACCAATACACCAATGTGTGTTAAAGTGTAATGAGTTAATTCTCTTGCTAACTTATAATAAACAGCTCTTGCATAAACATAATCAACTGTTCTTTTTCTATTACTTATTGTTAATCCAAAAGCCTTATTGACTTTTTTCATAATTATATTTAATCTATTTCTTCTTTTACTATTATTCATATTTGTGTTTTAAAGTTAATATTTCTTTTTGAATTTCGCTATACGTTTTGTTTTCGCTAAATTCTAAAGCTCTTAAAATTCCTGCACAGTATTCGTACATCTCATCTTGTTCATAAACATATATCTCATCTTCAATTTCTTCCAATGCTACTCCCATTATTATATCAACAAGAGTTAGATAATATGCTTGTTCTATTCTACTTTTATATTCATTAGATTGTACCTCTTCTAACAAACTCATTGGGGTCTTGTATTTTTCTTACAAAATAATCTTCGTAGGTTTTGCAGACTTTTTGTAATTTACGTTCAGCTCTTTGCATTGACTCTTCACTACAATCATATATTCCTATTTCTCCAGTTCCTTTTTCTATTACTAAAAATGTAAAGTTAGTAACGTTAAACAGTTTAGAATATATATAACATTGCATATCATAATGCCAAGTATTTTTAGCTGCCCATAACCATCCATCAAGTTTAGATGTGGTTTTTAAATCTATTACGTGATTATCTTTTAAATAATCAGCTTTACCTCGAAAAGGAAAACCGAAAAGCTCACCAATCATAGGAACTTCTGGGCTTCCTCCTCGCAGTAATTCACTCGCTTCTGTATTCTTATTCATTATGTTTAACAATGATGCAAATGTACTATATTCTTTTTGAAGCATAACTTCTTTACCTTCATTTTCTTTTACTGCATCTTTAAATTTATTTGTATATCTTGTTGAAGCATCTATAAATAAATAGCTATTATCTATCTTCTCTGGTTCAAGTGCCATCATGTGAAACAGTCTACCTTCCCTTAAAGCTGGTATATCATTTCCTGATTCATTTAATGAATTTAAATATGATTTAGGAGAATCAAGTAGTTTTTTAGCAGAAGATGATGATAATGCTGTTTTACCTAAATATCCATAGTAAAAACTATCATCATACATCTTTGATAATATCTCTTGTTTACTCCAAGATTTACCGTCTAATAATGTGATTTGTTCATTCATAATTAAGTCTAATATTATTGCGTCCAATTATTTATTAATCATACAATTTTAATAAATTAAAATAATTTCTTGAACATATAGCATATCTTTGGTCCGTATTTTTATATTCTGATACCATTGTTGGGTCAGCCATACATCTTTTTAAATATTCTTTTTTTGTTTCTGTTGGTGTGGGTTTAGGTATTGGCATAATTATTAATTTATATTTTCTCTATACAGAATGTAATTCATAGAAGAGCCATTAGGAACATTGTATTTTTTTTGTAGTTGCCTATATGACATCCCTAATTCTCTATCTGCTCTTATCTGTAAAATTGTTTCTCTTGAGTACTTTACATTGCCTCTTGAAGCATTTATAGCTTTTGCTACTCTATCTTCTTTATCGCAATCCATCATATTCTGACTTTGTGTTCCTATTTCAATATTGTCCCAAGAATCATCGTTTCTTACACCGTTTAAATGTCTTACAACAATTCCTTCCTCATATATCTTATCACCGAATTTACAATAAGCCTGAAATCTTGACAATTTAAAATGATAGTATTTTCCATAATCACCAGGAACTCTTAATTTATATTTTCTATATCCATTGTGCAAGTAACCACGTACAATATTTCCTTTAGGATTATAAAATGTACCATCTTTATCCATTCTATATCCTTTTTCGTGTGCAAATTTTTCATTTTTATTAAACATATAATTGTGGATTTTTTTCTATATCTACTTGCAATTCAGCTAATGCTCTCCAAGCAACTTTTACCTTATGAGGTATTTTATCATCATCTAAAGGTTCATTGATGCTATCTATCGCATGTCTCATCATTGAGTCATAATGGTCCATAGATTTTTCTCTATTCCAATGTAATGGTTGACCAGGATTATGTTGTAAATTTCCTGTATAACTTAATTTTGCAACCTGTTTAATTGCATCAGGAAAATATTTTATAACACCAGAATATACTGGCATTTCTTTTCTTAATTTATGTTTATTTTTTTTCATTATTAAACAAATATAATTGATTTTTATTTATATCATTAAATCTATACAGACTATTTTCAGCAGCAGTGACCCATTCTAAATTATTTCTATGGTTATGTTGAGGGTTTTCGTCTATATGATGAACATGTGTATAAAGCATTCTGTCTATATTCTCTATAAAAGTGCAAGCTACTATTTTATGGACATAAAAGTTTTTTTTATATCCTTTTTTATAAATAAATTCTTTTTTTATATTATCATTACATATTCCAACTTGCAAATAATTACCTCTGTTAGGGTTTGCAAACGGCTTTAAATATTTGTCTGATTTTACTGAATAAATCTTACCTTCTATGTTTACCAAATAATCTTCAAAAACTAAAATATCTCTATCTTGCTGTCTCCAGTATTTAATCGGAACAAACTTATCAACATCATTAGTAAACATATTTATCTGATTCAAAACTTACATTTCTTACACTTCCAAAACTCTCCAAGTTTATTTAATGTATAAACTAAATCTATAGGTTTGTCAAGTTGTTTCCATTTACCTACTTTATCCCAAATATAAGTTACTTGACATTTATGTAAAGGTACATCTTTTTTATCATCTTCAAAATCATGAGACACTTTCAGTATAGCTGCATCTTTTCCAAGATTAGCACACCAAGCATCTGCAATGCGTTCAAGAAGTAATCTTTGACCTGTAGGAATATAAGCATCTTTATATTTAACTTCCATCAATATAAGAAACTTATTATCAAATTCCAAAACAGCATCAACATCAGAAGGATGCATCTTTCCATTCTGTACACCAGTAAAATCTATAACTTGTCTAACTCTATCGCTATTTTTAATTAGGCTACTCATACTTATCAAATAAAGATTTTAATTTACTTAACTTACCAGCGAAACAACTTCCACAGTTTGTCATCTTATCATTGTAATTAAAAACTCTATTATATATATTTAAAAGATGTCTTTGTTCTTCTGCAGTAACTCTTGTTTTTTTAGCATCATAAAATTCACTTAAAAAAGTGTATTCATCTAATGTTAAACAATTAGGTTTATTATAAGGAAACATTTTATTTAATACTTCCTTTCTTTTATCACATCCACAGTCTTTTCCAAGAGCATCAAATACTCCGTCAACTGCAGCTTTAATTCCTGTAGCTTTTGTTATTTTTTCTACAGTATCACCAACGCCTTCAGATTGCTTTTCATATTTAGCAACCCATTCTTTATAACGTTTGGTTCTTTTGTCATTAGGTTTGGGTGGTATTTTATTCATTGTTATTATTAATTAAGTGAAAATCTCCGTTTAAATAATCTTCAAAGTCTTCACCAAACTTTGATTTGATTATATCTTTGTAGTTCTTACAACTATTAAAAATAGATGTAACACTAATATTAGTTTCTCTTGCAAGTTTCCTCATACTTATATCGGTCTCATAGTAAATCTTAAATAATTTTCTATCATACCAATGCTCCCAATTTTCAACTTCTACTTCTATCTTTTTAAGAAGTCTGTCTTCTGCACTTTGTTTTGCATAATTATAATTAGTATCATCACTTCCATCTACAATCTCAAAATTAACATCATAATCATCTATTCTAATTATTTTATGTTTTCCTTTGGCCTTTGCATAATCTCCCCATAGATTTTTAAGTGTGATATAAACATAAAATTTATTAACCTCCTTTTCATTATACATAATCTTTTCTGGTTCTTTTATGTATTTGTCTAATCGAAGATACATCTCGTGTATAAAATCTTCAACTAAATCTCTTGGTATTCCAATTGAAAGTCCCATTGCAATCCAAGTATTATGATATTTTGATAATAACTCAAGCATTTCTAAACATAAATATATTAATCCAAACTATACCTAAACTAATACGTATTAAGTCTGCAGTAACATCAAAGTCAGGTATTTCTATGTCTTCTACATAATCTATACCTAAAACAAATCCTTTTATAAATTCTAATTGTATATTCATTCGTATTGAAATTGTACTTTTATTTTGTCTTCTGGCCCATAATATTTAGCCATATTGTTTATTTCTACTATATTTTGGTCTTGCTCGTAAATAAGCCCTTCTAACGCATCAAAAAATGCTTTATTAAGATTATCTTGTAAATCTGGTTTTGTTACTTTAGGAGCCTTTAAAATACGCTTATTCTTGCTCATACTCTTTGGGTACGCATAGATATATTCAATGTAGTTTACTTTGATAGGACATCCAGCAGGTATTATGTTGAAGTCTTTAGGCAATTGATTTTCTATTAAAGTTCGTACATATTTTTGATAATCCAAAACTTTTTTGGGTTTATATTTAATTCCACCTCTTCCAAATCTTACAGATTGATGAGCCAGTGGACGTAGGTTAAGTTCAAAAGATATTATCATATATTTAAAAAAGGTTCTCTGTTTATTGATTGTGGAAGACTGTCTTGTATATATGGAAGTCCGTCTGATTCAATTCTAAATGCAAAATCTTCAAATGGATAACCTCTTGCTCTTCTACATTTAACTACTGCTAAATCTCTATCATCTGGAGATAATTGTAAACTTATTTGGGTTTCAGTTTTCTTTTCCATAAAAGACCCTAAATGTCCAGTTGCTTTATCACTATTAAAATTAGAATGTATTACAGTTATAATATGTATATTTAAATCTTGTGTCCATTTCATTAAGTATTGTATAAGTTCATTAGATTGAACTAAATCATTACTGTCTAATATTAAATCAGCAATACCATCTATAATTACAAGACCTGGATTATCTACATTATATAAATGCCAATTAATAAATTCTAATCTTTCATAAGCAGAATATTCTCTCAAAGCATAACTATAATAATCAGATGTATCTTCACACATTCTAACAACTCTATTAAAAGTTCTTTGAGCATGGAATCTTCCTTGTTCTGTATCATAGTGTATTAATTTTTTCTTCTTTCTACTTCCTACCATATCCTTTGTATATTTCTTATCACACGATAAATATGCAGCAGCAAGTAGCGAAACCAGGAAAGTCTTTTTACTTTTAGGAGCAGCAGATATGAAGCTAAAATTCCCATAGGTTCCTAATGGTAAAGGTATAGGATTGTTTCCACCTGTTTCACCTTTCGAGATAGCGATTGGAGGATATTCAATCTTTTCTTGTGGGTCGACATAGCTTTGCTGTAATATTTTTTTGAACCTTTCATTGTAATCTAATTGAATTTGACTCATTTTCATTTGTAAGTTTATGTTTTAATAATTTTCTAACAAGCGTTTTCATACTCTTTGCAACTTCACCTGGTTTTTTCATCTTGTTATTATGAGCCACGTCGTGAGCAAAAACACTAACATCTAATCTGTCGTAATAAAAATCAACATTCGTTTCAAGAATGTCATTAATCTTATTGAGCATCTGATACTCTACAAATAAGGAACTTAATTGTTCAATATCGTATTGGTTGTTTTCAAATACAGTAAAAACAAACCAAGCACACATTTTTTCTAAATATTCGTATTCTCTTGACATATTGAAAAAGGGAGCCGAAGCTCCCTATCACATTTAGAATGGTAAATCAGAATCAGTTGATGCTGCTGCAGTTTCTTTTTCTACAGCTTCAGCTACTGATACTTTCCCGTCAGTCCAAAAGATTTTGCCGTTACCAACATAAGTTCTTGGTTCACCAGCTTCTCTTTGCTCTTTTGTCTGCTCTTCGAACATAGTCACATTTTGACCATATTCGTTAGTCTTATCGCTAATAGATAATGTATAATTCTTATATACACCATCTTTAGTCTTAATACTAATGCTACCTAATGCACTCATATAAATTAATTTGTGGCAAGTAATGCCTGTTCAACTTCTTTAGACATTGCGTATTTTTCCATAATAGCGTCTATACTCCCACCGTCTTTAATGTACTTTGCAGCCTTTACAAAATTCTGCGTATTAGCACTTAAAGTTGGTTTTCCTTTAACTTCTGATGTATCATGTGTATTTGTTGCATCAGAATCTTTGGTGTCATCTAATAAGAATAGATTACCAATTGCGTATTTCTTTGCATAAGAAGATGCAGCTCCTGTTCTTTGAGGATGTTGCATACCTTTTGCATTAAAATCGATTACAGCTTGTGCAGATGATTCTATCTGCATATTTGGTTCCTCACAATCTATCAACTTTGCAGTTGCTTCAATGTAAGGCATATCTCCTACGATTTTTAATTCATCGTGCATCTTTAAAATACATTTATATTTTAATAGATGTGGTTTAAGTGCTTCAAGACAATCTTCAGCACTTCTATACTTATAGCCACCAAATTTATTCATTTGATTCTTTGGTGCTTTAAGTTCAGTCGTAATTTTAAGTAATTTTTCTGATAAGTTCATAATAAATGTTTTTGTAAATATATATAAAAATTATGAATATAACCAAATAGCTGGTTTTTTTTGGTCATCATTATCTACGTGAATAAATGTAGATGCAATGCCAAACCTCTGAAAACCTACCATTGATAATGCTTCAATAATCTTTAATCTTTTTCCTGTATGTGTACAGTGAATGTCCGCAGCTCTGCCAATTAAATGACTGCTGGTAGAAACACCACCCACTTTAGCATTATGAGCTGGTGTTCTATAACCTGAATTAATTTTAAATTGAACCCCTGCGATATCTCTTGCTTCGTCTAAACATTCAAGAAATTCACGGTCCATATATTTCTCTCCACTTCCTGGAGCATCAGGTGAATCAAATTCTTCGAAAGTAAAATATTTTAATTCCATATTGTAAATTTATAAAATAATTTTATATTTGCAATGAGTAGCTGTAAATCTACTATAAAAATTACTAAACTTCAATAGGAATATTGTTGGAACAGATAAAATAATTATTTTCTTTTTTTAGGGGGGCTTTTTTCTTTTCTTTCTTTTTGGTTACTTTTTCTTTCTTTTCTTTTTAAATAACCTATTTATATAATCTTTTAGTGTTATATTTTTTTTTCTTTTAACCCCTTTAGCTTGTCTGTATCCATTTATAAAATATCTCTTAATTACTTTTTCTAATTTCATTTTCTTTTACCTTGTCCACGATATTTCTTTTTATATCCACTTTGACCTTTAGATGCGTTTTTAGAATGTACTCCAGGTCTTCTTTTTTTAGGTTTAAATATATATGTTGATACAGCTTTAGGCATTATCTACATATACAAATCTCACAATTACACATATTATTTTGCTTTATCTTTAAACTTCTCAAATGTTCTCATACCACCAAGTCCTAACATACCAATTAATACTGTCATTAAATGTTCCATCTGTAGAGCTGGAGGTACTTGTTCAGGTCCTATAAACCATACAAGTAAATCTCTTAATATAAAGTTATAGGCAAGTGCAAACCCACAAACCCATCCAATAAAAGGTCTCCAACCAGCAACGAATATCGTTCTATGTTGAGCTTCTATTTTATTAATCTCTGCTTGTAGTTCAATTAGCTTCTGTGGGTCTATTTCTTTTCCTTTAAGCAGTTCTCTAATTTCTAACCCTAAACCACTTATATCATCTTTTTTAGATAAACCCAGTATGTTTAATAATGCTCTTAACATTATAGTCCTTGTTTGAATAATAACTTCTTAATAATGTTATTCCAACTGGTTTTAAACCAATTGTTAAATGTTCTGAATTGATGAGCTAACCACTCAAATAATTTTACCATAATTTTATTTTTTAATTAATTCTAATTCTTTAACTTTTAATTTTAATGCATCTATATCAGTTATTCCTTTTGTTTGATATTTTTCTAAATACATTAATCTCATATTTTGTTCTGCATCATCAGGTAAAGCACCTAATTCACCTCTCGGCCATTTAATTCTAAACTCGCTGTTCATTTCAACTTCAGCCTCCATTCTCAACATAGTAATTTCCATTTGCTGAATTTGAGCTATTAAAGTAAAATAAACACCTGCTAAAGATAAAAGTCCAAAACAAATAGCAACTATTGTTTTAATATCTACATTAAATTGAGTTGATTCTGTGAGTGATGTAGATTCATTTGCCATTTCTTAATAGTTGATATATTTTAATGATTGTATAAACCAACGTTGCTATAATTAGTAGTCCTTGTAGAGCTTCATTAATTTCTGCTATTGTTATTATGTAAACATAGACTCCAAGTAAAGTAGGCTCAAATCCATTCATTTTATTATTTTTTAAATCATTAATTTATTTTAAGGTGCTTCTGCAA